TTTGTTGCAGTTGTGGTGTCTGCAACGCTTACTACGTTATCAGATGGAACCTTAACTGTGAATGGTGAGGCTGCAGTACCTGAGCCAGAAATTTCTGTTGTTACGTCTACAGAAACGGTATTGGCACTTGCAGGTGTCACTACGAGTGTGCCCATAGTCATGGCTGCAACCATCACAAGAGCGATCTTCTTAAATGAATTCATTTTTCTCCTTTTATTATTCATTTGATTTATATTGTTTTTAGTCTATCCAAATAGTTTTCTATGTCTTCTATTTGACTAGGTTTATATTGTATCACGTTCTCAGGGAGCGTGTCAACTCTACGGGGCTTATCCTTAAATGTGTGAATCTCAACTTCAAGGTTTTGGTCTCTTGGGGTATAGGAAATAGCCCCAAAAATAGAACCACACACAGCGTCAGCCAAGTCCTTTGATTTTTTGCGTGGGTGATCTACCTTATCATTCTTCATAATTTTAAGTTCTGTTAATTCTTCAAACAAAAGTTCTATAGCAGGCATAGCCAAACGCTCTTCATACACAAGCATAGCCATATCCTCATAGTGCTTTTTTGCTACTGATACTGTTTCTGTTCTCATGCCTACTGCCTGTAATTCATTTTGAATATCAAATGATTGCCAACGGTCAAATGTAACTAATCCAATATTAAATCCAAGTCTGCGTAGGTTTTGGATCCACTGCTTTACCTCAGATAGGTTTACTGGACCTTCTACTTTTGGCTCCCACCACGCTACTGCATCTACAACTACCACAGGTGATATCTGTTCATAGTCTTTAATTACCTGTACATTAACCCACTTTTCAACATGTGCAATAGCCACAGCACACTTGTCATGTTTTTGTGCAAGGTCAGCATGAACATAATAAACTTTATCTGGATCTGGCTTAAAGTTTTCTTCAAATCTTCTGAATGTGTCAAGAGGATTTCTAATACTCATACAGGCTCTTACTTTATCTGCCTGCTTAAAGAATGCATCAGAAGCATAGGTGGGAACGCAAGCAAAACGCATCATTGCATCGCCAAGATCTGTCATAAAGGCAATCTTAAAATCATCAACCTGTCTTGTAGGATTTACTTCCCATGTAGGTCTTTTAAGGGCAAACACTCCAGGATATTTGTATGACTTAATGTGATCTTCATCCCAAGCAATCTCAAACCAATTATCTTTATCATCTTCTGGAATTAATGGATTGATTATAAACCTATGTGTCTTTGATACTACTTCTTTTTCAGCAATTACTGCTTCATACCGCTCAGAAATAAAGTCACCATTATAACGGGGGAATGAAAGAAGAACTACCTTGCCAAGATCTGGAAAGCGAGAATCTACTGAGCCACGAAATGCTTTGTAAATATTATCAGCAGTTTTTCCTTGTTCATTGCCTGTTGCTACTTCAGATGCAAAGCCTGAAATCTCATCAAGAACTGCAAGCAAAAGGTTTAGGCCCTCATGAGATTCTCTTTCTGAGTGACCAGAATAAACTGTCACAGATTTCTCAAAACTAATAGAGTCTACCTTTGCCTCATACTTACCAGCAAACCATGGAGATCTTTCGATCTTTGACTTAAAACCTTTAAAGAAAACATTCTTTGCTTGCTGTGCGTTAATAGCAACATTAATAAGGTCTATGGCATCCCCAGAGGGTTTGCCGAAATATCTGGCTGGGTCCTTAAGGCATAATAACTTATACACAATGTAAGCACAAGCAACAGTAGAAGTAAAATCTTTTCCACTACCCTTGCCAAGTTGGAGGATAATTTCATTCTTAGTAAATTTTTCAAAATATCTTGCACCTTCTTCTTCGCCCATTATTTGTTGAAGATCTTCTTTACGATAAATCTGACTCATTGCTTCAACTATGTCATATTGAATATCAGACAGTCCTGGTTGTCCTAAATAATCAGGAGACTCTACAAATGTTTTAGCATCAACTGGAGTTTCCTCAAAATGATTATCGGCAAGAGCCTCAAGAAAATCATCAAACATCATGGACAATTGTAATCACTTCATCCTTTTTAGCAACATCAGAAAGTCTACGCATAATCTCATCACGAACCTGCGGATACTCAGAAGCGATATCTTTAAGAATTGCCATGAGAATTTCTTGTTTCTTTTCTATCTGTATCATTTCTTCCGCAAGTTCTTTATTTTCAAGAAGTCCTGCTTTTTGCAACATATCAATTCTTTTAGACTCTATGTCCATAACTAATTTAATTGCTGCTGTTTTAGCACTAAGATTATTGTTTAAAGATGCTTCATCAATAACTTCATATGATTTTGCAATTAATTTATTATAGTGGGTATCTGCTACTGCAAGCGCTTCTTTAGCACGAGCACGAATAGCATCATTAGCCGATGCCATAACCTTCCACTCATTAATGTGTTGAACTACACGAGTTCTTGGTATTGCAAGATCTTTAGATATCTTAGTTGCATCATTACCCTTAAGATACTCTCCTACAACATTATTAATTTCGTCAAGGTGTTTAATTAAATCTTCTTCAGTCGACATATCCGTACGACTCCTGTCTATCTGTTTCTTTTGCTTTTGCAATTTTAAGCAAAACTAAGTACCCTATTAAATCGTCTATATCGTTGTCTCCAACATACGATGTGCCCTTCATAATACGACTTAATTTATCATCAATACGAACATGAAGTTGTTCTCTTGCATCAGCCCTACTAAAAATACGGACTGGCTCTAGTGCAGAGTTACCATATGCGATATTCTTTTTAATAAGCATGTGAGCAATCTCATGACAAGAATCATATATTTCTCTACCAGCCGATGTTCCTACTGTAAGCAAATAAAGATCTTGACAGTTAAAGTTTTTAACATCTCCAAATATTGGCTTCATCGCTTTGACTTCCTTAATCCAAATTTGGCAAGGTAAACATATATAGTTTCCACGCTAACCCCACATTCTTTTGCTATAGCCTCTGGAGACTTCTTGTCAATATGAAATCTTTTCTTAAGCCATAATTCATTTGTATATAGTTTAGCACCCATAATCTCTCCTGTCAAACTGCCTTATCCCAATTATTGATAGCCCAATGTCCGATGCCTGCTGAGTCCGCAACATCATTATCTTCTATTTTTCTATCATAAATAACATCTAATAGTTTTATTGTTCTTTGTTTTCTAAAATCTCTTTCATAAGATTTATACCAAGATAAGGACTTGCCTGGATTTGCAGATCTAATCTGTAGTTGCTCTTCTTTAGTTAGTTTCTTATTACCCAAGTATGACTGCCATGTTATTGGAGATACTTTGCCAATTATATTAATCCCCGCCAAACCTGCACCGCCTATGATTGCACCCTGTACAAGAGCAAGGTCTGCTGCAGTTTTCGGGGAATTCATAAAAACCGTATGCTCAATAACAATAGCCTCTATAAGATTATAGTGTTGAAATAAAGCCTTAGTCTTTTTATTAGCATCAATCACTTTCTGATAAATATCTTTACCTTCAAAAATAATCTTTCCGTGATCTGATAAATTTTTATAAGAGTAAATTGTAAAGGCTAAACTATTTGTACTTGCATCAATAGCACATATGACACCAGGCTGCGTTGATAAATCTTGTCTAAAGTATCTATCTGTTTCTTTTGCTTTGGTCATTTGACATTCCTTTAATTTGTTTTAATGCTTTTTTAACATCATTAGGATTAATGCTGCAATTATTACAAAGTGGCTCATCATTATATATGGATAACTTAGAGCCACACTGTTTACACTCTCTATTTTTACCTTTTCTTTTTTGTCTTCTAGACTGTATGTATCTTTGTGCTATTTTTTCTTTAGTTGCTTCTTCTCTACATTGTTCAGAACAATATATTTGATAAGAAATATCTGAATCAAAATTTTTATCGCACCATCTACAACTCTTCATTTTCTAGCAACTCCAGAGGTTTAATTTTAATTACCCCTGCCCCTGCTTCGGCACATGCTTTTTGGATTGGGCAAACCTTACATATCTTAGAATTAGACCTATAAGGTTTTTCTGGCAACTCTTGTTTTTTCCAACTTGAGTGTACGCCTCTCATCCAATCAAATGCCTGGTCTACCCACCGACGGAAATGATCGTTCATTATAACTGGCAAAGTTAATAGTTCATGATTATTTTTATTTTCATAAATCATTACACCTTTGTCAATTTTCCATACTCGCATATAAATTAATAGTTGCATAAGATGTCCCATCTTAGACTTTCTACTATTCTTTTTATATTCGAATCCTTCATTACTTATTGTTTTTATTTCACCAATAACTCTTTCATTGTTGATATTAAGCATAACATCGCCGTAGCCATCAAATGGTGGATCTTCTGTTTTAACCCTAAATTCCATCGATGGATGTTCTTGCTTGTTATACTTTCTTGGTAGTGGATCCATTACCATTTCTGTATCAAGTAACCCAGATAACTCTATTGCTTCCTGTATTCTTTGATGTCCCAAAGTTCCATTATTTCTATTTGCAACACCTTTTGCATCTGAATTATCAAATGCTGGAGCACCATCGAACATCATATACCAATATCTTGGACACTCTCCTGCTCCATATGTTATACCAGATGCTGAGAAATTACTCTTCTTGGTAAACTTTGGCTTTGTTTGTGCCAAATATCCAGACTCTATTTTTTCAATCAAGCCATCGATGAACGTGGTGTCTTCAACTTTTGTATTAGTTTTATTTTTTGATAAATCTTTTATCATTACTTCTTTTAGTAAATTTTTCATTATTATCCTTTGTTTGTATAATTATATCAGATATCAGCGAGTGATGTATTTAAGAGCAGATACAAGATTATTTATAGACTCTGCTGCGGTATAGTAAATATTCTTTTTACCACGATCTGACTTATCCACATTAGCCATCCAGGTGGCCTTAAAAGCCATCTTTGCTGCGATTGCTTGCAGCCTAACAATTTCTACAGTAGCCACATTCATTGGAATATCTGGCTTTATAATAAGTTTAGCAATAAATGTTAGAGCAGTAGTTAATTCCTGGTCTTCCATATAGTCTGCTATTTCTGTCAATCCATTAATCATTTCAAGTGTTGTATTATTCTGTTCCATTTTTCACCATCTGTTCTAGTAGTTCTAACTCTATTATAGCAAGTCTGGTCTTCTTATTCCCCTCGCCAAGTACGACTACGATGGCTGGATCGTTGCCATTTCGTATAGCATCTGTAGTAGCCTTAGCCCATACATCTTGATTTAGTGTAAATGATTTTGAGTTCTCTTTAAAATCTACAGTAAAGTTTTCCCAGGTAGCATCGCCCTTCTTAGTATTTCTACCAGAATTCTTATGCTTTTTGGCACCTATTCTTTTACTTTCATTTGCCTCACTCATGTTTTTTAACCTTCTTATATCCTACCTTAAACAATTGAATTTCTGATAAATGTTTTTCCGAACACATCCAGGATGCCATTCCAGTTGCCAGATAAACTCTTATTGTCTTTACTTCTTTTTTACAAGTCTTACAAGGAAACTTTCCTTCATAGATTGTGTATTTATCCACTGATCTTAGCCTTAATCATATTCTGTAGATCAAGATCCTCTCTTACTTTATTAACAAAGCCTTCTCTGCCCTGTACCTTTGAGCCATCTGGAAGTAGATACCAGGCACCAGTACGCTCTACAATACCCATTAACTCAGCAGTATCGACGAGATCTCCCACACTATCCACACCAAGATTGTCACCTCTAAAATAGAAATCATATTCGCCAGACTGAAAAGCAGGAGAAGTTTTCGAAAACTGTAATTCCCATCTGACCTTTCTGCCAATTTTTTCTTCAATAACCTTATCGCCAACATGGATCTTTCCTTTCAGCGCTTGATTGTCTGATTCAGATGAAAATAATTTAATAACCGTAGATGAATAAAATTTTGTAGCCTGACCGCCAGTTGGCTGTTGGCTTGTATACATTGCATTAATATTATTTCTTGATTGAGAGATAAGAATAAAAAGCGTAGGCTTAACTTTATTATTTGCATAGTTAATCATCTTCCATGCATTACTAAAATCACGAGACTCTGCACCTATTTGTTTTGTATTTTCTAATGCCTTAAGTTCATCAGAGTCTTTTTCAAAATAAATTGCTGGAAGCAATGATGTAATACTATCTACAACAATAACATCTACGCCAGCCTCCATGAGTTGAACGCCTACATCTACCATTTCATTAATAGTTCGTGCCTGAGACACTATAAGTTTGGTGACATCAACACCTAATTTTTCTGCCCAGTCTTTGTCATATGACATTTCTGCATCTATCCAAGCACAGATCTTTCCTTCTTTTTGTGCTTCTGCAATAATTTGTAAGCATAGAGAAGACTTAGCGCTTGACTTGCTACCCCACACTAGAACTTGCCTGCCGTATGGAAGTCCCCCATTTAGCGCTCGATTAAGTCCAAAACTTGGAGTCTTTGCATATTCAGTCTTTGGCACCTCGTCTCCAACTAATATATTTTTCCTTAGTTTAGGATTTAGTTGTGCTAATACATCTTCAAGGCTAACCGACATTTATATCCTCCAATATTACTGTACCGTCTTTAGTTTTACCTAATTCAAATTTATATGCATGGCCTTCTTCAATTTTCATATATGCTTTAGCAAAGGCAGTAGGAAATACTGTTACTGGATGAAGTTCTCTAGAAGTGTCTGCTAGAGTCAGCGATGCCATCTTTTTCCCTGCTTTCGTTATTCTAGGTTTAAAGGATACCACAAATAACTCATCATCTTTATACGGAAGCATTCTATAATTTAAAAATTTAATTAGTGCAGCATCTGAATTTTTTATTTCGTCCACAGGAATAGCACTAACAATTCTGTTATCAGAACAGAGTGCAATATAACTTCGTCCAGCCTCAATCGTAGTTTGTTCTTCATCAAATACACCTATACTTCCTGTTTTATCTAATATCTCAACACGAGACCAACCCTTGCCACGCTTAATACCCTTAACCATTCCCATAAGGATAAAAGATCCCTTTTCTTCAAAATCTTCTACTGGATTAATAAAGGCATGGTAGTGTGACGGAACTGTTTGTGTAAATTCTGGTAACCCCAAATACTCATAAAGGTTTTCACGAATCTCATTATCATTTCTTGGATTGTCCAAAAATGTAGCAGCACCAATAATTCTTAATGCTTCTAACGCTCTACTGTTGACTCCATTACCTTTCGTAAATGTAAAGGCTTTAACTTCCTCGAAAGACTTAAAAGGTCGTGCCGATATATATCGTTCTGCAATCTTATCAGAGATAAACTTGATCCCCGAGAGTCCAAACCGAATACCCTTACCCTCAATTTTAAAATCAATATCCGAGTCGTTAATGTGAGGTAGTTTAATGCTAATGCCCATTCTTTTCGCTTCAATAAGATATTCAGTTCTCGCATCTTTGTCCCTTTCGTTTTTTAATAATGAGTACATAAACTCAATTGGATAATAATACTTTAGCCACGCCGTCCAATACGAGAGCGTAGAATAAGCAACCGCATGACTCTTGTTGAACGAATATCCCGCATGCGCTTCAAAGTCATGCCATAAATCACGAGCCTGATTAGGACTAATAAAACGAGAAGCACCTTTAACAAACTGTTCTTGAAACGCATCAAACTCTCTTGCATCTTTCTTTTTACCGATAATCTTACGAACCTTATCAGCCTCAGACCAAGACATCCCTCCTAATTGAACGCAGGCTTGCATAACCTGTTCCTGGTATAGGATACACCCATATGTTTCTTCTGTGAAAGGCTTCATAGTTTGGTGCAGATAATTAACAGCCTGTCTGCCATGCTTTCTTTCAATGTAGTCTTTACCAATAGTATTCATAGCACCTGGACGAACCAAAGCGTTTGAAGCAGATAATTCTGCAAGATTTTTTACACCCATCTTAATAAGAAGGTTTGTATATGGGGTTGCTTCACATTGGAACACTCCCTTTGTATACCCCTCAGAAAGCATCTGATAAACCTTTTGATCAGACATATCAATTTTAAGTAAATCAATATTTGTACCTTCACGCTCTTTGATAATCTTTAACGTATCATTAATTACGCTTAAGGTTTTAAGACCAAGTGCGTCGATTTTGATGAGACCAATCTTTTCAGCCTCTTCCATGTCAACAGCCACAACTGGTATACGATCATCGCTGCCAGGAGAATTACGTGTCTCCATCGGTGCGTACCTAAAAATAGGATTTTTACTAGTGACAACACCAGCAGCGTGTATGCCAGTACCTCTAATACGACCACGAAGTTGTTCTCCATATTGTTCCACCTCTGGATATTTTTCTCTAAACCAAGCAGTAGTTTTAGATGAGCAGTACTCATCCCAAGTATCTACCAACTTTAATACCTTGTTTACATCTACCAACGGTATATTTAATGCACGAGCAACATCTCGTACAACACCTTTATCTTTAAACTCTAAAAATGTAGCAATAGATGCAACATGCTTATACTGTTTTACAAGATAATCTTTCACTTCATCACGACGAGAATCTTGAATGTCTGTATCAATATCTGGAAAGTCATTACGTTCTGGATTAATAAAGCGGAAGAACAATAGTCCATGCTCAATAGGATCTATATCTGTAATACCAAGTGTATAGCAAAGAAGTGATCCTGCAGATGATCCACGACCTGGACCAACCATAATGCCTTCCTTCTTTGCCCAAGAAATCATACTTTGAACAACAAGGAAGTAAGGTCCAAACTTTTTATCTTTAATAACCTTTAACTCTTCTTCAAGTCTATCTATATACTCTTTATTATCTGCAAACCCTTTAGCCTTTAATCCTTCATAAGCAAGGTCTGATAACTGCTTATCTGGATTCTTATATTGAACAGGTAGTAGGTTTAGATTATCTTTAATGTCATAGTCTTCGATTTTATTAGCAAGGTCAATAGTATTTTCATAAATATCAGTTCTCCAAATTGCCTGCTTTTCCATGGCAGCCTGGATCTCTTCATATGATAAAAGATGAATATCAAACTTATTAAATGACATCTGTCTATCTGCACCATACAAATAGTCAAGACGCTTCATTAGGTCCCCCTGCTTTTTGGACTTTTCATATGTAGCATCTTTTTGAATTTTATTTGCATAGGTATTGAGAATAAGTTTAAGTTCTTGGATCTCTCTCTGAGACTGGTCAACATGGTGACAGTCTGGAGTTACAATTGGTTTAACACCAAACTCGTCCGCTAATAATAAAATATTTCTGTTAATTGACTCATCATTGTGTGGCATAACTTCTAAATAATAGTCATCGCCAAACTCTTCTTTAAACCACTTAATATATTTCTTTGCCATTCCAAGTTCTTCAAGTTCAATAGACTTGGCAATAATTCCACTTGGGCATGCAGAAGAAACTATAATTCCTTCTTTATATTTAGACAATACCTCAAAATCAATACGTGGCTTTTTGTAATAACCTTCTGTCCACGCTATCTCATTTAACTTATTAAGATTTTCTAGTCCTACCTGGTTCTTGGCAAGAAGGATAATATGATTATAAACCATATCGAGTGGAGTTGTTCGATCTGCTTTATCTCGCTGATCAAATCTATCTTCACACATATACCCTTCTATGCCAAGAATCGGTTTTATCCCATTAGATTTAGCAACACGATACATTTCTCTGTGGCCAGAAAGGGAGCCATGGTCAGTAATCGCTATTGCAGGCATACCCAACTTCGTAGCACGTTCAACATATTCAGACGGCAACCCAATACCGTCGAATAGTGAAAAGTGAGTATGTAAATGTAATGGAACGTAATTCATCTACTACCAGTCGATATTCGTCGCTGATGTTGTAGATGGAGAATCAAATCCAAGATAAAACGCTTCTTGTTCCGCATAAGGAACACGACGAAGTGCCTTCTCTAATGGATATGGCTCAATGCCTTCCCACTTAAATGGCTCCTTATCTGGAGCAGAAGGAATCAAAGTGTATGATGTTTCAGTTCCCTGACCATTACGCTTTAACTTCCAAACCACGTTTGAGATGCTTCCTGTTTCAAGAGCATACTCACGAATTGTGTTGAATGCAGATTGCTTGCTTACACCCATTGACCAAATAGCAACATATGGATTTTCTTCCATGCCATCGTCAACAAGTACGTTGCAGTAAAAACGAAGACGACCACGCCATCCGCTATTACCCTTTGGATCTTTACGATACATTTCTTCTGCCCAGTCACGGCCTTCTGATTCCAATGTATCTACAGCCTTGCGCTTGTAGTCCTTTGGATTGGTATGCTCTTTAACAACAAGTGCTAGACCACGCCCTTCTGTGTAATGTGCAGAATCTTCATCAAGTTCTTCAATGAAACGAATCTTTACAGATTGTCCATCTGCTAACTTTAACCAACGCACCTTTGGTGCGCTTTCATCATTTTTCTTATCGAGCAGGGCATTAATATTTTTTAGTCCCTTGATAACGCTCATAGTTTTTCTCCTTTGTTCTTTTCTATTTTAGCATAGACAGTATTGATTTGTCAAACTGTAAGTCCAGTTTTTTTATTGACATATCATCCATATCGCCTATATCTTTATATTGTTTATCTATATTTATTACAGTAACCTGAGAGCCTAATCTTTCGATTATCTTATCTTTCATGTTACCGCCTGCCTCATCGTTATCCGCAACAATCATTATATCGCTAAAATACTTTTGAAGCAAACCTATTTGTTTTGATGACACATTAGCGCCAAGAGTAGCGACTGCTGGTAGCCCAACCTGATCAAGTCTTATAGCATCAAATGATGACTCTACAACATAAACACGACTTGCAGTCTTAACACGATTTAAATTAAATAATAATTTTGACTTAGGGAGTCCGTTGGTATTTTTAAATGTTTTACCCTCTACAGATCTTCCAACGAAACCGACGCATAAGCCTTCATGGTTTTGTACAGGAATAGTTACCATGTCCTGATTTTCAGAATATCCAAGTTTAAACTTCTTTATAGAGTCCTGAGTTATTTTTCTTCCATTAAAATATTGAATTGCTCTGTCACTTTTTAATGCCTGCTCATATAGTTTATTTACTATAGCCATATCCAACTCTGGCCACTCTTCTTTTTCGACTAACTTGGAAGAAATATCAGAGACAATATCTGTCTCTACTTCTTTACTTTTAATAAATCTAACAGCCTCAAAATATGTTCTATTAGAACAATGCATTACTAACTCTATTAAGTCTGCTGTGTGACTACAAGAAAAACAAAAGAACAGACCGCTATATTTATTTATTTCTCCAGCAGGGGTTCTATGATTTGCATGGAATGGACAGAATATGACATACTCAGACTCTGCTTCTTTTTCTATATTTAAGCCAGATCCTGCGAGTACTCTTTTAATTTGGTTGGCTGTATATGAATTGGCTTCGTGCCGTCTACTCCTAGTGTCCATTCGCTTTTCTTTCTCCCTATATATATTCCGTATATGCTTAGTATAAAGTTGTATGTATTATTTTTTTCATTATAGTCTATTGTAAATTGTGGATCAATGTCAAATCTTGGAACATATCCAGATAGGCGCATTTCAGATACCAGCAGTCTGATATATTCCTGCTGTAACCTATATATGGCAGAGTCATCATTGATAACTCCATCCAAGCCAAACCTTTTGATAGGCTTGTGTTGATATGCTTCCATACCGCATATTATACTGTCTTATCTTCATAATCCTTATATCTGTAGTATCCCTTGTCAAAATCAGCCTGTACTAAGAATTCCCCCATAAAACCATTGCGGTTCTTTCTAAATACGCATTCAATAATGTCACTATTGGTCCCTCGCCCAAGTGCCAATACCCAGTCAGCATCATAAGCAATCTGTCTTGACCAAGCAGTTTGACCAAGGGTAGGAACGGTTTCGAGTTTAGTCACATCATCGGGGGTAGCAGAAGAGATAGCAATGATTGGAACTTCTTCTGCAATAGCCATCAACTTAAGTTCACGAGATAGATTCTTCATACGAATAGTTTCATTATCAGACTTACTGTTTGGACTCATTAGTTGTAGGTAGTCAACAATAACAAAGTCTGGCTTATATTGATCAATCTTTCCACGAAGAACTAATGGTGTTATGTCTCCACCTGTATCATTTGAGATAATGTGAAACTCTGGTTTACCCTTAACACTCTTTGTATGCCATGACTTTAGCATATCCATCTCTACTTGTCCCGCACTTAATTTACGATGAGACCAAACTCCCTCACCCATAATTGCAAATACACGATTGCGAACTTCAACCTCAGACATTTCAAGACTTATGATCATTGGGCTACGACCCTGTTTCCAGGCCTGTACAGCGAAATAGAGAGACAACCACGACTTTCCTATGCCTGGATATGCAAGGAAGACTCCTAACTGCCCTGGCATGATTCCAGAAGGTAGGTAGTTATCAAATCCTGGTAGCCCAGTTTTAATTCCAAGTGCTCCAGCCTCTTGTTGCTTCTTAAGATTTTCAAAGTATGCAACAGCAGAGTCAAGATCTGTTACATCGATATCACGAATGGCTGCTGTATTTTTTCTAAGTTCTGCAGTCTTACTAATCAAAGTTTCAAGAGCCTCAACGCCAAGGCCACCCTGAACATCGGTAGCAGCAGATCTCAAAATATCCTTAAGACTATTAACAAGATACTCTGCCTGTAATTCCTCAAGGTGATGCTTGGTTGATCCAACACCGTCAGCAATTTCAAAATCTCTAAACTTTTCAACAACTAACTCTACAGGCGGAACTGTAGAATTGTGTTCATAATATTTTCTAATGAATTGCCAAACATCTAAATGTGTTTTTAATATACCCTCAACATTTGCCTGAAGCATAACATGGGCTTGCTTATCTTTAAGAACTGCTGAGATTAACTTTGATTCTGAGTTATTCACTTAGCCATTCCTTCGCCTTCTGTCTACGCTCATGTCTGTCCTTCAAATCTTTTTCTTGTTCCTGTATTCTTTCAAGTATATCATGTGCTATATATGCAAAATGATTCCATGTGGGGTTTTCTGTAACCTCAAAATAATACTCTAATAACTCATAGCATTGATCTAAGCCATACGACTCAATAAGGGCATCTGCAGACCACTGCTCAATCCACTTATTATATTGTGGCTTCTGTCCTAGTTTAAACTTATAGTGTTTATCAAACCTACTTAACAGAGCCAATCGCTTCTGTTTGTCGGTCATACTATTCGCTTTCTGCTAGTTCAACTTTCGCTTCTGCTATTTTTTCAGTTAGTTTATCTTCAACGAATTTATACACACGCTCAAATGCTTGATCTGTATTTTCTCCGTCACGCTTTGAATCTACAACACCCAGGTCCAGTCTCAATGACTGAAAATTACCAAGGTTAAGTGTATAGCCTAGCGTTACTGATACTTTTGTTTCTTCCATTTCATACCCTTCTATTAGATCGACTCTGTCCAAATTGGAATGAATCTTCCATCTTCGGTCTTCGTATATGTCAGTATACCATCTCCCATTCGTCTAGTCAACTCAGCCTTAGTGGGAGTAATATCGTTTGTTATTAAATTATCTTTTCTTGGTCTGCCAATATGATACGTAGCCAGTATATCACGAATCTCTCTAACTTGCGACTCAGAGTAATATGATCTAACTTGCCATCCTCTTGCCCCACCTTTTTGTGAGCCTGTTGGAAATGGAATTACTCCACGTTTCATTAGTGAGGGCATATACTTTTTATGTCTATTAACCAAATCAGCAGTCTCTCCTACAGTATATGCTCGTTCTCTTTTATTTTTAAAATCATTTATTAAGCAACTTTCTAACTGATCTTTATTAATGTTATATATTGACATTATGCCATTTGATCTGTTATAATGCACGATTCTAACAAGATCTTTATTTAAAAACCAAACCTTTTTATTGCCAGGTATCACAGGGGCGAGATTGTATTCTTCGCTCGTTCTATTTCCTTTTTTAGTAGCCATCTACCTTCCTCCGAATCAGACGGCGGATGAAAAAACTTTCTTGATCCACACACCAAACAATATATCTCTAAGTGAGACACAGAATTGTAAACTCTGTCTACAAGCATTTTTCGAAAACATTTTTTGCATTTTATCATTAAAGCGGTATGCCAATGACTAAGATATTAACTGCTACTGACAAATTTCCAGTCTCGTTAAATCTTACTAACCCTTCTACTCGTGATGTTCCAACGCTTTTTAAAACTACTGAAACATTTTCTCCTGCTGGAGTTTGACCTATATTTTCTGCAGTAGCCACTGCTATTGGACGAAACTTAAATTCTGCTGGATACACATATTCAAAAGGCTCTTCGTCACCAATATTCTTTGATGAGTTAGTTACAACCATTTTATATGCACCGATAATTCTTGCCTCAGAAGCCTTGACAGACTGACGATCTGCTCCTGGAACATCTATTGTTACATATTTAGAAGATGATGGCGATATTTGTTGTGCCACATCATTTATAGCATTAGCCATTTCAAATATATAATTTACATCTAACGGTTGGCCTCTTTCGGGCAAGGGTATTCTTGACATTATTCCTCCTGGATAATTATACCAAACTTATACTGTCAGTATATATTGTGTTAGAATCTTTTCTTTCTTTAAAAATTCCGCCTATTTGAACAGCAACATGTGCCATTGAAGAGCCTTGATTTATAATAGAATAACTATTTGATGTTGAAGAGCCATGGTAAGTATAGTCTGTTTGATCGTCATATTTAACAAAAATGTCATATGATGAAACGTCTTGTGCTCCAGCCCAAGCGACCATAATTATAGATCCTACCTTTTGAATAACTCCCTCAACCAAAGTTAGTTCTTTTCCTATAACTTTATATATAGGAGACCAGTGCGAGTATCTATTTTTATCTTGAGATGCAATTCTATATCTAACTAAATACTCTCTATTTTTACCTGCTGGAGGTAGCGATGCCTTTGGAATAATAACCTTTTTGATTCCTTGATCAGCCATTATTTACTCCAAGAGCAAACCTAAACTCTATATAACTCGTAGTGTTTGAAGACTTAATAATTGTTTCAGCATCATTATTTTTAATAACTGTGTAGCCAACAAGTCCGTACAGTGGATTTACTGATGTTATATTTTCCAATCTTATAGCATCAAAGCATACATAGAAATCATCAGATATATTATTATCTTTAATTACAGTTGTATAAACCTTTACAGTGTTTACTGCACTCCAGTCAAATCCAGTTGTGCTCTTTCTTAAATCTTGTAGTTCTTTTGTGATAACTAAGTATCTGTTAGTAGCAAAATCATAACTATCTAAAATTACTTCCAATCTTGCCCATTGGCCAGTTCCATATGTATCGCTATCAGAAAACTCTATAAGAATATAAACTTTGTCTGGATTTATTGGAGAAATGTCTGCTTTGTTTTTATTGACTACAGAAAACGCTAGTTTCATCTGATCTGTTGGAGCATTTTTATTTAATGCCATTGATGTTCCAGTTATACCAATATAGTTACTTCCTGTATTTGCCTTTAGCCTTGTTACTCCATCTACTACCTCAGTTGAAATATTAGACATAGATCCATTAGTAATTACTATATTATTTAAAAATCTGCATCTTTCATATCTTGCTACCCGCTCTGGGTTAGTAAAAATTCTATTATTAGCATTTGTTTGAAATGCCATTATGTCATTTTCTTCAGCATCTTTAACATAAATCTCACCGCTAGATCCGTCTGTATCGAGTGGCGCATATTTAGAAACTAAAGATATCTGATTATTATATTTCCAATTCTCTGCTTCTGAAAATGAAAATAATGTTTTACTGTCATATGCCCCAGCAGTTGGATTTGCCCCAGCAGAGTAAACTCCTATTTCAGAAATCTCATACCTTTCTTCCGTAGGTAGTTCTGCTGTTAGCACAACCTTTGCTGTTCCATCGTCATCCTTAACAAAGCCACGGGATGTTATTGGTACCCTAAACATCTCAAAGTCTAATGATTTTTTTTCTGAATAATCCCCGAAAGTTGCATCTGGATTAAGCGGTGTTGGTCCACACCCTACTGCAATAAATGAAGCATATGCAGGAGACTGACCCACCAAGTACTTAGCGATTATAGACTTTCCATTATTAGTTATCATAGTTATTCCACCTCATATATTGTATCACTAAGTACAATTCCCTGCTGAAGGATCTGGACTTCTACCTGTTCTTCTTTACCCATATTAATAACATTAATGATTATATTTCCGTCTACTGGATCGCAGTATACTATCTTACAATTTGGGACTTCATTGCCATCCACAATGGTGTACCCAGTACCGCAGTCTGGAACCCTATCGCCAAGTTTGATTGGAAAATTTCTAAAATAAGATTCTGAAGTTTTTTGTAATGCTAAAATATTTTGGGGATTATATTGAAAAAATATAGAACTTAAATTTTTAATTGGTTTATAGATAACATCTTGTCCATTAACTAAATCACTTCTAGATATATTAATTAATTCATGTCCACCTATATCTTCAAATACTAGGTCTGTCATTATTTCAATAGGAACAGATTCATCTGGCATCAATATTAAGTCTGGAGTCGCTATCTTAACAGGCTGAACTGTTGGGCTTGGACTACCAGATAGTGGTAGTTGTGGTGTTGGATCGACCATTACATTACCTCACTTAAATAGACGGTCATTTCAGGTCCGCCTATATCTTTTGAATATTCCATATAATAAACTACATATCTGGTGTTTTCTATTTTTTCAATATTATTGTCTGTATATTTAATAGAAACAATATCTCCTAGTTGGATTGTAGGATTATTAAAAATCTTTACCCCCACCGCTTTTCTTGGTTTACTTATTTTAGACATAAGCCATTTCATTAAATTATTTGCATCGTCTTGTGTTTGTATGTAAGATGTGGAAATTGAAAAATCTTTTTTGCCGTAAGTCATTCTACTCAACTTAATATCTTCGTAATCTTTTTTAACCTTAAATGGTGAAATGACAACATCAGACCCCTCTATAACTGGATCAGACAACGAACTGTTCTTTGTGAAATAGTCATCTACAGTTAATTCGTTATTAGACTGTTGTGTAAAAGTTACTCCCTGAATTCGTAAATAATTGCCAGTTGTTTCATCTAAACTAAGTGCGGTATCTGTAGCATTAAATATCATAAACTCTGCTCCGTATGATCCTGCTCTAAATCCAGAGACCGTGTATCCCTTAATCCTATTAAAAGTTGGAGATAGTTTTGCATATAATGCTGGATAGGCTTTATCATATTTAATATTAAAAGTTGCAGCCTCTCTCATAATGGTTCCAAACTCTTCAAAGTATATACTATATTTAGGTGGTTGAGAACTACTTATTCCAGACAAGTATGTTCCCTGAACTACACCGCTCATAGCATACTTTCTAAAAGACTCTGTAGCATCAATCTCATCGTCAAAAATAGAATTAACGGGAGTGTTTAAAGCAAACTGTGTATTTTGACTGTAGTTATTTGTTAAGGCATATATATTTTCAAACATAACTCTTGAAGACCCACGAACAAAGAGTGCCATATTGTTGTATACTGGAAGCGGATCTTGATCAACAACCGTGGTTAATAAAGAGCCATTCATATAAATATGGAATCTTCTTGCACTTCCTATGTCTTCATATTCTACGCCTATGTCATAAACAGTAGGATTCTGTTCTGCCATCATCCTATACTGACCAGTGAACTTTCCATCATCGACAATAATATTTCCTAGCCCCTCCCAAATTTTTACTGGGATAGCATCAGAAGAAGATGAGTCCTTTTTTATTTTGTAAAACATAACATTATGAACATTTTGTTTTTCAAGTGTAGTTATATTTGCACTACCCAAAGTACTTAGTTCTAAATAATATCCGTTATTAGTTTCTGGATTTATCATTATGGCCATTCCACCGCCACCGCCAGAAATTGTAATGTCTTTATCTGGTGTTAGTCCTGGAACAACAAAGTAGTTTGTGCTACCATTTGCCGTTTGACCTTTGCTAAATCCGTTCTCTATTTTTCCAATAATTCTCATTCGGGTGCCAAAATGTTTGTACCTATTGTCTAATGGTTTATATAAATATGATACAAAGTCTCTTGGCTTATCTGTTACAGAGAAGGCTGGGCCTTGCATTACTAAAGCAGAAGATTGAATTGTTCCAGGTTTTGTTTGCTTAAACTGATTGATATCAGACTCTGCAGTATATGCTGAAGACATAAAATTTCTTATGACACCTGTTCTAGTAGTCTTTTTTGCAAGTTCAGTATTTTGCCCTGCAGCACCTACGGAAGTTGTTGGCACAGTTAAGTTATTTTCAAACAAATATTTAGACTGCATCATGCAACCACGAACGTTATTATTATCCATCCAGTATTCTGACAATCCTGCACTATGTGAAACAATTGCTGTTCCAAACTGTCCTCTTCCATGTACTGCAACTGATCCATTTTTTAACTTTAGAAAACCATTAACCTCTTCGTAATTAGGGACAGAGTATATCCTGACTAATCCAGTTGGATATATTTTTCCATTAAATGGTAGACTTGAAAAATAGTATTGGTATTCCTGATTACTACTAATCCAAACATTGCCAACCCCAGATACATTGAACTGTACCGCATCATATTTTATTATTTCGCCATTTGAATAGAAGTATCCATTGTATCTGGCTATCCAATAAATGCCTTCACCGAAATCGATAACATTGTTTGTTACTTGTCTATTAACAACTGAAGGAGGCTCTATAGATAAATCTGAGTTTAACGGAATAGCGGATAGGGTGTAACTTGATTGTGATGCCGTTTCTCCATTAATTGATTTTGTATTTTCTGTTCCTGCAACTTCCCACAGTAGTACTGGCTTATAGATCCAAGATCTTTCCATATCAATTAAACTTGCTTGCTTAATAGTTCCTACAGATCTCTGAATATACCGCTCAGAATAATTTATCTTTCCGTCATTGTAAACTTTATTTTCTTGTGAAGAAATCTCAACTATGTTTGGCAAAATATCATCTGAAGATTCTTTTTCGTTTCCAGAGAAGACTATGTCTGTAGGTCTTTGGTCTAGTGTAGGCATTATATAATCTTTACTCATCATAACAAAATTGTTATACTCATCAAAGAACATTGCTGTCTGTGTTGATATTGCTAGATTTTGTAAAACCTCCGCAACGCTTGTATCTGGCTCAATATAAAAATATGGAATGATTAACTCTGTTTCTCCGCTTACTCTCTTGAATACATAATTAGAAAATCCTATAGAATCAAGCAACATTGATATTGCAGAACTTATTGAAACACGTGTCATTAATGTTTGTGGAGCAGTTATATTTTCAAAATAAAAGAACATATCTCTAAGTTCTATAGAGACTGTTTGATCTGTATTATTTATTTGCGGGAATCCGTCTGAGTATAATGTTTTTAGTGGAACATAATAATCCCATCCATCTACATTAAATATAATGTCATAAAATTTAAACTGAATATGTTTATCAATTAAGTTTTTAATTATGCTGTCATTATTATTATAATTGAATGCATCATCATAATCAAAAATAGTTATTGATCCTGTAGATGCCAACAATTGACCTACTGGCATTCCGCTAACTCCTAAGTCAGAAGCATTCTTCTTAATAGAAAAATTTGTAGTCTTATCTGATAAATCTGCACAAAGGCGAGGCGACATCTCTATCAAGTCAAAGGTAGCATTAGGCTTGTTCATTGTATCTACAACGACTCTCAAGCCTTTTATTTTTTCAAACTCTCTAAACTTATATACATTATTTGTAGTAGTAAACTTTGGTGGATTGGTCATATCTGTAACAAAGTTTGTTAATCTATCTACCTCAGACTCTTCTAAATACCATCCATAATCTGGGGTAAATGTTCTGTAGTCTTCAATTTCATCAATCCAAATATGAAATGTTCCAATATCACTTTCATTTTCGGCAACTAAATATGAATACCCATTAATAGATTTTTCTGGCAAAAGAGTTTCTGAAGAATACTTTTCAGCAAATATAAAAATATCACGGTATTGTTTTGGCACCTTTAGTCCATATGATAATTCTACATAGCCGTCAGGTCCTATTATTGGTGTACCATCACTTCTTGTAGATGACTGTGTAAAAGAAATTATGTCAGACCATGAATTATTTTTTAGCCCTTGAACCTTCCATCGTACAGGGGTTGACTTCTTAGAGTCTCCGTAGAACGGATCTGATATTGATTTAGATGCCGAAGAAAAAGTGCCCAAGTCTTTGTTTCCAACATGGGTTTGCATCTTAATAATAATTCTATTTGCAGCAACTTCTTCATTATAAACAACAAATGGAACTGTGTCTTCAATTGCATTCTCTCCATTTTTTGCAATAGAAATGCCATACTCTAATCCGTTTTCTGTTCTAAAGGATGTCCAGTATTTAAAATAATCTTTTTTATCTGGCATATAATATCTTGGTCTATTTGCCATATTTATATTTGGATGATGTAAATAACTTCCTGGAATAAATCTTGCTTTGTTAATTCCAGATCTTGGCCTAAACATTTTAAAACAATCTTCTAAAGAATAAAGCATTTTAAGTTTATCTTTTTTCTGCTTAAGGGTTACTGGCAAACCATCATCGTCGTATCCACCATCTATAACTACATCTGAATCAGTTGCATTAAAATAAAATGGAATAGATGTGGTTGCGTTTTCTGATGGATCAAAGGTACTTGGAAGTAACTTATACAAAGAGTCAGACTGGGTAGGCCTATATCTATAGTTTCCAATTTTTAAAATATTGGTTGGAGAGTTTAGGTTCCATTCAGCAATTACTGCTGTTTTTGTTTTTACTACAGAAGATGTTTCTAGATGTTTTTTTAGATCAATGTCATCAAACATTATGCCTCTTCTAAACCAATTGAAATATCCCAAAAGTCAAAATTGTTTCCACGTCTATTTACTGTGTAAGAAAAGTCTGAGAAAAATACTTCAACTAATTGATTGTATTGTGGAAGGTGTCCGTAAGCGCTGTCATCTTTTCCAAATACGGAATACTTGTCATATGCTAAATAGCACCAAAATGAACCTTGATGCTTTTCATACCAATCTAAAAGTTCAACACCACCAGCACCGCCATCAGTTGTATGCTGTAAATTATTTCCATTTAGTTCATCACGATTTTTTCCATCTGAGCCAAAAAGATTTGGGAGGGCTGCACCCCTTGATGGTAGGTTATTATATGAAAGAGATATTGTCAGTTTATCTGCAATATGGTAAGATCTCATTCTTCCATTAATCATTCTTTCTTTTTTCTCAATACGATTATATCCAAAATCTATAGGAGATCTATTGTCATCTGATAGTATTAAAAATTGATCTATATTAGCAGGGTCTACCTCAGATCCAGGGTCAGCATTTATTTCTAAGCCATTGGGGACGTATAGTCCATTTATCAACTTACCAGAATTTTCAGACCATAGCATTGCTTGTGGTCTTTGGTATTTCTTTCTACCCGTCATGTAGGTACTGGTCGTCATGATATTTTAACACTCCTAATATTTTGAGAATTTACTCTCTGTATGTGTGTCATTACCGTCTTTGCGATTTCGTCAGGATTTGCATCAGACTTAACGTTTACGTTAATACTATAATTATACACTGAGTCGCCTATTGACTGTCCATCATTTACAGCCTTCATATTTTCTACACCCAATTTTTCTACAGCATACCTACTCATAACAAACTCTCCAGGAGTTAGCATGGCTGGAATAATATCTGTTCCAATAACAGAACCACCCAAAGCATATCTCTTTATTAGACCGCCCATTGACTTTTTCTTAGGAATTATTGACTTTCCTCCAAATGGCATACTCGATGCGGGTACAGTATTAGATCCTGTTGACTTAGGCTTAGGGATAACAATTGGCTTACCGCCAAAAGGCATGCTTGACTTTGGTACAGTATTAGCGCCCTTATTAACAGCATCCTTTTTCATTTGTGCTTGAAGTCCGCTTGGGAGAGATGCTGTTGGAACAGTGTTTGCACCTGCGTTTATTCTAAGAGTTTTTTGTAGACCGTCTGGCAAAGATTGCGTTGGAACTGTATTTGATCCAGTGAATTTTGACGAACTGGTAGTTGAAGTATTTGTTTTATTATTTCCTGAAGTTGTTGTAGAGCCACTGCCCTTACTTCCGCTAGAACCACTTCCACTGGAGCCACTTCCGCTAAATCCACTACCCTGAGATAGCACACCATACTTTGCATCATAGTCTCTATCTTGACCGCCGTAAGGATTGGTATCTCCTGTATCTCCACCATTTCCGTTATCTCCTCCGTCTCCTCCGTCTCCTGATCCATCTGTTACTGTCTTTATAACGTTAATTGTTGTAATCGTAACTTTCTTATCTTTAATAGCATCGTATGCTGCCCTAATTGCCTCCCAGGTTGCAAGAGTTGTTGCGCTTGAAGAATTAAATGCTGCAAGCCCGTCTGCAAGTTCTTTCTTTAATTTTTCATCAATCAAGGTCATCTTTGCTAACATCTCTTCCCATTGTTCTCTTGTCATTCCAGATACAGTTCTATTTCTATCGTTAGCCTCAATAATGTTTCCAAGTTTAATTAGTTGATAATCTAGCGCAAGATTTTTAACTGTTTCTAAGTCTGCCTGTGCCTGTAATGGGAAAATCTTGTCCTGTTCAATCTTATAGATTCTTTCTTCATGTGCTCTAATTGCAAGAAGTTTTTGTTCTCTTGCCTCTTCTATGTTATAGATAGCATCCTTAGCCTGCTGGATACTATTCTCAAGAGCAAGTCTTGCTGGGTCATTTTCTAATGCATAAATTTGTTGAGAGATCTGCCAACGGCGCTCATCTATCTGATCTTTTGTCATTCCCTTGTCATTAGTTAAAGAATTAATTGCATTGTCTCTTGCCTGAGATAGTGCATCAGTTTGACTTGTGGCAAAGTCTGCAGCATTTGACGCTCTCATTTCTTGAGCAGCCTGTGCTGCAGCAGCAATATCACCTTGTGTTAATGCATCCGCAAGACCTAATTGTTGCTGTTGCTGTCTAATAATTGCATCATTAACCCTCTGAACCTCTTCAAGTGCTTTTACTTGATCGTCATATTTTTCATTTATCTTTTTTGCCTGATAGTCCATGACTTCAAGATCATGAGATAGAACATTAGACTCATCTTGTAAAGTTTTAATAGGACGCTCATATTTCATTTCTATTTCACGTTCCCAGTCACTTATCTGTTCTTTAAGATCTTCTAGTACATACTTTAATTTTCCAGTTACTTTCTTTCCATCGATAGTTAAGTTAAGTTCTGAAACATCCATATTTTCTACAGATCTTTCAATTTTCTCTATCTCTGTACGAATCATAGATATCTGATGTTCGTAAATTGCCAACTCTGCATTTATCTCTGCAAGTCTTTCATCGCTTTCAGTTTTTAACCTTTCTAATTGCTTAAAGTTTTTACCATCAAATTGAGATACGCCAGTTTCTGGTGCAAATCCAGATGTCTTAGATTGAATAGTATATTGATCCATAGTCTTATATGCATCAAATATTTTTTGTGCTGCATCATAAGCCTTTTGGAATTTTTCCAATGGGGTCATTAAGTTTTTCTCTAAATCTTTTGCTGCTTCGCCCTTGCTAATTAAATCAAATAAAATCTTCATCTGCGATTCAACATCGCCAGTTTTTGATTTAATTGCCTCCATAACAGCAATCATCTCAATCAATGTTTCTGGATCCTGTATTGCATCATAGATAGATGTAATTGTTAGGCCTACCTCTTTACCCTCAGAGTCAATTGCTTTAAGGCCACTAAGGAAATTTATTAGGTCTGGTGCTTTCTTTAATGCATCAATTCTTGTCTGACTTTGATTAGTCTTATCTGTAATAGATTTAATTTGTTCTCTTAACAGTGCTTGTTTTTGTAAAGCAGCATTTGTCTCTAATTCTTTTTTGGTTATTTGTCCAGTGGCAATGGCAGTAACGTAAGCCTGATTTTCCATAGCCTTTTCAATTTCAAGATTTGATAAACCTAAACCTTTTAGTATTCTATAAGCCTTTTCTTGCTCATTAATATTTTTAATTACATCTTGTTGTGCTATCTGAAAGTCTCCGACTATTGCCTTGTCGTAGGCTTGACGCATTGTATTGCCTTGTTCTGTTAATACAAAGTCTCCCTTCTTATAATTAACAGTTCGTTTTTGCATTTTACCAGTTTCATAGTTAAACTCGTTGTATGTTCTCTTTCCTTTCTTTGTTGCTACAGAACCAAACTTCTTTTGTTCTTCTGGATCAAGACCAGTTATATAATCTATGAAATCTCTGTTATATCCCTTTTTCATTAGTTGCTGTTCTATACCGACAAACTTATTCGCTACTGATTTATCTCCAGATGCGGCAATGGCCTTTTGTAGTTCTTTAAATCCTCCTGCTGCATTTATTGCTGCATTTCTAACATTCTTTAGTCTAGTAAGAATATCTGCAAATGGATCCTTTTTGCTTCCGCTACCATCTTGAGATCCAGCCTTTGCTGCATTGCTCGTAATATCTTGTTTAACTTTCTGCATTGTTTTTTCGCCAGCCATATCCTGTCTTATTTTTTCTCTGCCAGCCTCCGAATGCCAATACTGATAAACGGAATCTCCTTGACCCTTAGATCTTCTATTTGCTTCAGCATTTACAGCATTATCATCAATAGTTTTATATAAAGTTACGTATTCTTGAATAACTGTTTTTTTAGTTGAATCTGGAAGATTTTCAAACTCAGACCATCTTGAAAGAATACCGTCTAATGTAACTCCACCCAACTCTTTAACTTCAGTCAAAGCCTCAAGTGTAAATGGACCCTTATGATCTTCTACCGCCTGCAGGGAATCAGCCAAATCATTTAATCTTTTTGTTGCGCCCTCTCCTTCGAAAAATGCTTTTAGGTCTACCTCTTTGCCATCCATTTTTTGCATTAATGCAATTGCAGACATTAATTTATCTGCTTGTGCTGGATTTTCTTTTGACATTTTGACAAGCATTTTAATATTTTTCTTTCCAACTTTTGGATCCATACCACTAAAGAAATTAATCGTTTCCATAAACTTTCCTGGATCTTGGAATTTGAGTGCTGTATTAATTGTTTTTTGTAGGCCAGTTTCATCCCCAGCAAACATTGTCATAAGTGATGTAGCAGCCATTGGGCTTAGTTGTCCTGAAGCAACAACAGTATCAATTGTCACTTCTAGTTCTTTGCTATCAAGATCAGCAGATGTCTTTAAAAATGCATCCGCCATTGGATCATTTGCCCATTTTGTTTTTACTTGATTCTTTAATGAATCAAAAAATGCATCTTCTACATCGCTCCTCTTAGAAGCAATCTTAAATCCTTCTATTTGATCTTTTAATATATCTGAATTTATTAATCTTAATTCTTTTGACTGTGACTCTTGATCAGACCTTAATGTTGCAATTTTATCATCCAACTCTGCCTGTTTTGCTTTATTAGTTGTTGAAGCCTTTTCTTTTTCTAAAATTGCAATTTGTTTTTCATATTGTATATTCAAAGAATCAATTTGAGCCTGATTAAATTCTAAATTTTGTGCTCCATAAGCAGCAGTTCCAGCAGCAATTGTTTTTGCTTTATTTACATCATCTATCATTTTTTTAGGATTTATTAATATTTTAGGACCTACTTGTGATGCTGCTGCATTGGCAGCATCTTCAAACCCGAAAGATTTTCCTAAGTCTCTTTGTTCATTAACCAGTTTAACTCTTACCTCAAGAGGATTTTTAAGTAAATCGTCTCCGCTTGGACCTATTAGATCTAACAACTGACCACTAATTTGTGCTCCCAGTGCAGTATTTTTTAAATTTAAACCTATTGATTCTGCAACACTATGAGCCTGTTCTGCAGATAAAATGCCATCCGAAACATATCCTGCAAGTTGAACCGACATTTGTTTAGCAGACATTTCTGCACCATTTTTAACTATATTATCTTTAAATCCTTGAAGAACATTTTTACCTACATCACTTTCTAAAAATGTTGTACCAAATTGTTGCTTACCTCTTTCAAAACCAGTTGTATATCTATCAGAGGAACCTTGCGTTCTTCTCTTTTCCATTAGTTCAGATGCGCCAACCTTATTAGTCATTTCTCCTATTGACTTCATTTTTTCAGTTGTTGCAGTTGTTGTATCAATTAATTTAGAGGTTGCTTCTGCTTGTGCCTTTGCTCTCTTATCTAGTAACCAAAAAGATCCTACAAGTGCGGTTACGGCAACGCCAGCAGCAATATATGGATTTGTTAGCATTGGTGCCATACCAGCGACTGCGGAAGCACCCATAGCAGCCATACCAGCAGTTTGTTGTCCTGCCATCATCAACCCCATACCCGCAGTTCCTAGAGCCATTGATGCACCGCCAGACCATCTTCCAACCTTTTCCTGACGTAGCATTCTTTGTTGCTTTATATGTTCTTTTTTGGCTGCCTTTGCTTCTGCCTCTTTATACTTAGCATGCATTGCCAATGCCTCGGTGTGTGCTTTATTAATCTTATCAGTTTGTCTTTGTTCTGCTGCCCTCTGCTTAGGCAACTGCTCTTGTCTTCTTGCCTCTTTTTCTTGTGCTGCTGCTATTTTTTCTGCTGCTCTAGCACTTCTAGCATCTGCTTTTAATTTTTTCTCTATAGCCTTTTCAATATCTGCCGAACTCATTCCTGGATATTGTGCTTGCAATCTTCTTCTAGTTTGCTCTCTTAGATACTTATTAGCCTCTGGAGCATCTGCAGCACCACGCATTCTGATTAACTGTTTGGCCTGTGATGATTTTACTACAGTGCTTCCAGGTGGAGTTGCTGCTATTCTAGTATCTCTATTACCAGTATCAGTTACTACATTGCTACCTCGTCTTGTAGTATTAGATCCAGTAAATGGTATAACTTTTCCTCCAGGAAATGCAAGTGCTTCGCTTGGCTTAACAGCAGTAACTGATGTATATGCACCACGCTTGTCTGTTGCAGCAAGATTTAACACTGCTTTTGGTGTTGGTAGTTTTTTGCCAATTTGATCTTCTAAAATCATTTGAACAACTTTTGCACTTTGTGCATGTTTTTGTGTTACTCCTGGTACTCCATTTTGATATGCCAACTGGTCTAGTTGTGCTGCCTTTGCAGCAAGTGCTCTCTCTGCTGGAGTTACTGGATGTTGTTCTAGAGACATAAATTTGGCTGCTGCCCTAAATTCATTAGCCTGCTCTTTACTTAAAAATCCTGGCTTGCCTTTTGCTAATTGACTATCATTCCATGCAAGTATTTTAGATGCTCTATTCTTTGTAGTCATATATCTGTTAATAATTTGCAAATCATGCAAGGCTTGACCAGTTGTCCACTTCCTTGGATCTCTTCCACCAAATCCTGTTTTTTCTCTATGTGAAAGTTCATATGATAGTTTTTTACGAATGTCTGAATCGGAAAGTCCCATAGCCCTGAGTTCTTGAGCATACTTAGAACCCATTAAACCATCCTTGCCAAATACTTTATTTAACTTATCATCTAGTATTCTTCTTTGTCTAACATCTTCTTCTTTAATAGCCTTAGTTAATACACCCTTTCCACCACCCGCAGCCTTATCTGAATACTGCATATCAAAGGCAAAATGCTTTGCACTTAATGCTCTACTTGCTGCTAAGTCTCCTCCACCAACAAATCTTCCGCTTACGTCTGGGCGAAGGCCCATACGATACAAACCTTTACTTATAACCTGTTCTTTCGTTCTAGCATTCTTTATCTGTTGATCTGGGTTTGATGCAAATTTATCAAAATCCTTTTTAGAAATATATCTTATTTCATCTCCAACTCTAACTGGAACCATGTCCTTCATTATTTGATGAAATTGTGTTTGTCTCTGGGTTCCTCTTGTTGCTGCCTTAGTTTCTGGATCAAATCCTTTCCAGGCTGCTTCAATTTTTCTAGCCCTTTCTGGATTAGTCTTTTTTAATGTCTCTAGTTCTTTGCTAAATGCATTATCGAAATCATTTACAAGTGCTCCAGTAAGTCTACTTGTCTGGGTATCTGCAACTATATATTTACTAAGTTGCTCTCTCATGTATTGCTCAGTACTCGATGGGCGATTGCCTACTTCAAACTTTTTAACAGTTTTTCCAGCAGCAACATGCATTGCATGCATTTTCTCCCAGTTTATCTTTTTACCATCTTCAAGTCGTGCATACATATTCTCATAAACTTTTCTTTCCATTGGGTTTAGATCCCAACTGTCTATAAGTTTTCTTAACTTAGGGATGGACTTGTCAATTTCCTTAATAACCATATCATGATATTGTTTAGGAGTCATTTGTGCTGCAAGGCCAGATGTTTCTTGTGCAAAGAATTTCTTAGCACCACCCTTTACTCCGAGAAGATTTATCATACCCATGTGTCCCATTCCAGGTAGATTATTTTCAAAATCTCTAAATCCAGATGCTCTTGAAAATACACCAGCATTTCCAGGATCTGCTAAAACCTTTCCAAAAACATTTGACGCTGATAAATCTTTATCTGCTCTCAATGTAGATGCAACTAATTGAGTAATCATCTCATTTTTAGAAAACTTAGTATTACCTTCTAGATTAGCAATTTTAGGGTCATATGGAGACTCTAATACAATAACTTTTCTTTTACCAGTTGGATCTGTAGGGTCTATCATTGTTCTTATTTTTTGCTTTGGAGATGTTAAGCCATGTACCTTTCTTGCAATTTCTGTGGCTCTTACTTCTGCCAATGCTGTCTTTTCATCCATTGTTGGCTTTACTACTACCATCTCTCCATTTGCTTTTTTGTATACCCCGCCAACTCCTGGGATTGGGAAACTACGACCAGAGAAAGGCTGAACCAATTGACCAAAGTCAGTTGGTTTCATTTTGCCAAATCTTCCATTCTTTACTGCATCTGCTATTTGTTCTGCAACTAATCTTTGTGACTGTGTATCTTTAAAACTTCTTGGACCCTTAATATCAATTGGCCCCATCTTTTTCACTGGATGGTTATTTCCCCAAGGCAATCTTCCTGTTGCAAAACCTGGAACATCGTCATTAAATATTGCAGTAATTAAACCTCTATACTTCTTTGACATATCTACAGGAATAATTGATTCTTCTGGAGAAACAAGTGCTGGTATTACATCTCCCGCACCCTTTGGCCCTGGAACACTAAGCACACCGTCTGAGAACTTTTTTACCTTTGGAACTGGTGGCAATCCATTAACTGCTGACTTGGCTCCTGCTGCTCCTCCAGCAAACAACGCTGGATTTTGTTGTGCCATTGTTCTCATCTGAGTGCTTAACTGAGCATACGAGGATGCTAATTGGGTTACTGCAAGTTTCTCAACATTAAAAACTTCAGTTAATCTAGTATGAGTATTATGTAAAGCCTGTGATGCTGCTTGATTTTCTAACTCTTGTTGAGTAACATAATCAAAGCCTCCACCCAATATACTATTTTGTCCATTGAGTTTAGAAATGCCTCCCCGAAGAGTGGCAAATAACTTAATTAAGTTTGCAATACCGTTTGCCATCAAACCAAATGTCATAAGAGCAATTGGTCCTATACCAGCAATAATAGCAGTAACTACTGTAATTACCTTTTTAGTTCCATCGCTAAAACTATTAAACTTTTCAAAAACCTTACCAAAGAATTGAACTACTGGGGTTAGGGCTTCTAGGAATGCTTTACCCAAAGGCATTATGTCTTGCTTAAATTTCTCCATCGCTGCTTGGAATTTAAAGGTAGTCGACTCTTCAATTTTTTTCATTTCTCGTTCAGACAATATTGCTAACTCTTCTACAGACTTTCCAGCCAGATCTAGTGCTCTTGATGCCTGACTTCCATCTTTTGCAACATTTTGAAACAATGTAGATAGACGAGCAAACTGAAACTTACCAAACATTTGTTCAATAGCACGGGCACGATTAAGTGGATCAAGAGCATCTAGTGCTCTAGAAAATCCAACAATTGTTCCTTTTAGATCTCCAGCATTTGCCTCAACAAGACCCTTTATGTTGATTCCCATTTCTGCAAGCATTTGAGAGGTTTTTTTAGTTGGATTAATAATAGATGCAAGACCAGACTTAAGTGCGTTAGCACCTTCTGATGCATTAATACCGCCTTCTTTCATAGCGGTAAGGAAGAATGCAAGATCTTCTACGTTTCCACCTAGTTGCTTAACTACTGGAGCAGCCTTTGGAATTGCAATTGTTAAATCTTCAATAGAAAGAACTGTTTGGTTTTCTACTGCGTTTAAGAAGTTAATCTTTTGTGCTAATTCATCTGCAGATAGACCAAAAGCATTTTGCAAAGATATAGTTGTCTCTAGTGCTTGCTGTTGTTCAATTTGACCTAAGACTGCTAGTTTTGTTGCAGATCTTATTTGTTTATCTAAGTCTGCCCCTTGAAAACCTGCAGCAGCAGCATTTGCTGCCATCTCCATAGTATCTGTTACTGCAACACCAAACTTCATATACTCATTTGCAATTGTTCTAACATTTTGTACAGCAGCAGCAGTTTCTGCATCACTAGTAAAAGCATCTCCGTAAACACGTTTAAATTTAATTGTTGATTTTTCTAATTCACGAAATGCCTTAGATGCATATCCAGCCAGCATACCCAAAGGTATAGTAAGACCAACCATTAACTGACGACCAGCCCACTGCATATTTTTACCAAAGTTTAGTAGGTTTGTTGATCCTTGTTTTAGTAACTGATTTAAAAACTGTTGTCTTTGTGCTGCATACTGAATTCTTGTACCAAGTTCTGTAAACTGACCATTGGCCATCATTAGAGTTCTTGGCATAATACGCATTGCATCTACAAACCCGCCCTGTGCTTTGGACATCTGAATGTATTGTGACTGTAATGCTTTTACTCTATCTCTACGAGCACGATTAATAATCTCTCGCTCTTGAGCAAACATTCTAGAGAATGTCTTTGTATTTGCAGTGGCAGCAGCAGCAGAGTACCTAAAGTACTCTTTCATGCTTAATTTATTTTTTTCTAAAGCAGTTGTAAATGCTAATGTACTTGTTGCTACTGCTTTTTGGCTTACCGCAAATTTACCATTTGCAGCAATGCTTTGTGCTAGGGTAGCGTTTAGTCCCCTCTGGGCCTGCGCTGCAGCAAGATTACCTTCAGCAAGAGTTTGATGAAACTTACTTAATCCTGCTTGAAGTCGTCTTAGTTGAGCAAGCGCACTACCAGTGTCAAAATCTATGCCAATACGAGCATTAACATCTGACACTTTTCATAGCACCTCTTTATCCTTTATTTTCTACCAACAGTATTTAGAATATCGTTTGTATCAACGCCTTGTAGGTTTACACCAGACGCTACGTCGATTAGTTTATATACTGTAGGGAGATCGATATTGTCTTCCAATGCTTCACGATCATCAGCAATTTCTGGCTTATATTGCTTAAGCGCAATCTGAACACAGTCTAGTAAAACGTCCATTGACTTATCATTATCTTCCGCTACTTTTGTTAAATCTGCGAACCTTGTCATAAAAGGTCTCAATAGAGAGATTTTTAGCGGTACTGCTTTTAGTATTGTTCCGTCGATTAGTTTAATATCTGATGGCTGAGTTTTGTCTGCCATTATTCCTCCTTAAGGTAAGTGAAATAATTATACCATACTGGACTTTATTTTTTAGTAAGGTCCTCGTAGTCTAGCCCCATGCCGATACCAAACCCTGCTCTTTGGGCATTCACTCCCTGTAAGGCTGTTATGTCGTTTGGATTATCAGTCTTACCCTTACTAAATACCCTTGCCTTCATTTCTTCCCATGCATTGTTTTTGCCTGCCTGTTTGTCTAAATCTACGCCTTGCATGGCAGCAAGAAATTTTTTACTTTCATAATCGAGTTCTCTTTTTATGCTTAGAGTAGTTAATATTTCTGGCATAGATAAGGATGATTCCAATTCGTCATAATCTTTCCATATACCCAGCAAAAATAGTTCAGATTCTAATTTAACTAAATCTAGATTTTCCCAACTAGATCCGCTATCTGTAGCCTGCTTCTTAACAGACTCTTCTGCCTTTTCGTTAATTTTAATTCCCGCAGCAATCCATAATAATTTATAAATGTTTGGCAAATTTATTGAATCCTCCATCTCTTCTATAGTTGTAATTGATGGATAGTATTGTTGCATAGTTATAAAGGCACAGTGTGCTAATGCAGTTATTGCTTCTGCATCATCTTTTGCTTTTTTAACATCCTCAAAAGCAGTCATAAATTGTCTTAGATATTTTATTTTTAATGGTGTCAAAAATACACTAGTGCCATTAATTAAAATAATATTATCTGTTTCGTATACCTGTGTTGCCATTACTTCATTATATCAAACAGAAAAGCCCAGCCTTTTCAAATATGACTGGGCCTTCTGATATTAAGTTGTATTATGCTGCTGGGATGGTACGATCTACGATCTTACCGTATGAACCAGAGTCATTTGGAAGGAGACGGAATGAAACTTCAAACATTGTTGCTTCATCACGCTTTGCTGATACTGTTACATTCTCGATTGAGAGTGCACGGTATGCAACATAGATTCTTTCAATTGATTCAGACTCGGCACAGTCACCTGTTCCAGGACCGACTGCTACGAGACCACGCTCAACTGGGCATTCTCCGATGTCACCTGCAGAAAGGTTTAGTGATGCAGAACCTGCACCAAGACCTGTTCCTGTGACTGAGCCTAGATTTTCATCCTTAGATGCGAGTGCAAAAAGAAGATTTTCTAGTGTTGATTCTGCGAATGTAGTATTTAGGTTTACCTGCATACCTTGCTTAAATAACTTAGCAACGTCAAGAACCTGATCTACTGCAACTTCACCGAAATCTGGCTGGAACTGAAGTTCCAAACCATTCATTGTATAACCAACGTTACGGAATGCTGAGTCTGATGTAAGGGATTCCTTAAAAGACTTATTCACTTCGTAATCTGGAAGATCACCTTCGGCAAGAACGCCTGCTTCGTGTGTGAAGAGCGCTGCTGCACCAACGATGATATTATTGCTAGTACCACGTGTATATGGCATATTTTTCACCTCTTTTTTGTGTTAGAAATAAAAGGCGTGTTTCCTCATCGACAAGTATACAGCCTTTTTATGATAATATTCCTGGCTTAGTAACGACATCTTTATTATATCTTGGCCTATCATCAGTAGACCCCTCAATCCTTTCATACTTATTAGTTGATTGATGATAATCATAGTCAATAATTATCTTATTACCCGCATAAGTTCTGGCTGTTCCAAAGTCTACTATATCCCGTGCCTCTTCTAATTGATATATTTTGAAGTTATGAAAATAGAATTCACAAGACATGCCATCAAAATTTTTGCCCTGAACCCATTTATTTAACTCTTCAGCACTCTCATCTCCACGATCTAAAAGCCTAAGAACTGCCTCCTGAATTTGAATCATTTTTAGGGCTGGACTCTCTCCAGTTGCATAAAAATAATATAATACTTGTTCACACTTAATATGTGGAAATGGACCTCTACGCATTCTAAACATCCTATCGTAGACTGCCATAGTTCCACCTTCTGGAAATTGTGTTTGTAATGTTTCTAATGTTGACGGTCCAGTGGGGAAGAATGGAACATCTTCTAAATCTGTTAGCAATGGAATTTTTTCTTTTAGATATTGATTAATCCATAGTACTGGTGTATTTAATGTTGATAATGTGTCTGTCATCTCATTGCTCCCGCTTTAGCAACCCACTGAAATCCAGTTTTAATTCCTGCGTACCTTCCACTGCGTTTGCCATATCCTATATTCTTTTTGTAAACCATTGGATTACTAAAATATCTACCGAGTCCGCTTGTTGTTAAAAATGATTGCTTAAAATATAAACCAAAAAATTCATTAATTGCTTTTGTAAACTGACCCTGGGTATCTCCGCCTGGTCTATTTACAACAACTGGATTTGACGTAAAAACATCTTCGCCATCAACTTGAAATGCTAAAACATTTGATCTTTTAGGTTTGATTATAACTGATGCACCCTGCTCCATTATTTCTGCTTTATTATAAAATGGAACATTAGACCCATCTTTTATTGTTGTTGATTGTTTAAAGTTGGATGTAAAAGTTATTCCTATTTTACTAACAGAAAAGTCAATATCAAATAGTCTTGCTTTTGGACTACCAGTCTGATACCACTCATAGATATGATGTAATGTTTCTGGGCTAATTCTAGCATTTGCATCTATGTATTGTGACGCTAATTCTGCAATCTCTGGAGCAAGTGCAGTATACATTGCTGTCTTTCCTTGCTGTGTTCCATCTAAAAACCCAAAGGAGTATTTCATTATATTATCCATATCCCTTTTAAATTTTTGTGACTTTATTACTACTCTCATACATCTACCGCCTGATTTTCAGACCTACGAAGAATAAGTTTATAATACTCAACATTTCCAAAAGGCCCAGTAAACGGATCTTGTGTTGCTATTTCAAATATTGTAGATTTTCCTGCACGAGGTCCAGATGTTTCGATATAGATATCATTACAATTTTTGTCTTTAATGTTTGTAACAATAACATTTGTTATAGAGTTACGTGCTTCAAGACTTGATATGCGGATATCTGTTTTGCATCTACCCAACAATATTTTATCTTGAGTAATATTAATATTTGGAGTTACCTCTTCTTTAAATGCTGTTCCTGCTGCTGCAAAAGAACATGCAATAGTTCTATCTAAAATCCAAGTCTTTTTAACTTCTCCGTATATACCTTGTTCAACTATTGGGTGATATACATCTGCTTGCATAGGAAATGCGAAGTCTGGAGTTTCGCATATTACCATTACAGTACCCCAACGAACTCAATCGGTTTGCGATATTTATCAAGTATCTTGTCTACAATTAAATTGCCAGTGCCATCAAACACTGTCTTGTCAAATTGAATTCTAAATTGATCTGTATTGTAGGCACCGATATAGCGCTTATAATAATCTAACTTGCCACAATCAATATCATGAATAAGCAACTCTGTGGCTCTTACAATATCTGCTGGAACTTTGTTATATCCTACTTCTAATACGACTGTATAATCCCATGTCTTTGGGAATCCTCTTGCAGAATAATCAAGTTCTGTAATGTCTGTTGGAGATGATGGTAGCAAAATACGAGCAGACTCATCTCTATTTATTGCATCATTAAATGTCATTGTAATTGCAGATCCGTCTGGAATAATCTCAAATGCTGAAACAGAATTTTCTAAATCATCTGCATCATAAAGCAAAACATTGTTTTCATAAACCTTTAAAACTTTTTTAGCATCTACCCAAATAGGCAAATAGTCTAATCCCTGACCAGTTGTCTGGATTACTTTCTTCTTATAATAAAATTCTACATCGCACACAGAGTCTATGATTGCTCTGGCTAATTCTTCGTTAGATGCATATGCTGCAACTTCGCTTGCAGTACTTCCGTGGTCATTTGGGTTTACGTATGGACGAATAACATCAATAAAATATTCATCTCCATCAATTTCTATTTTATATTCTGTATCGTATTTTGAGGATAGTGATATTACTACTTTAGAATCTGTGCTAGAAGTAACTGAATCTTCTATAACTGAGAAGTCCGCCATATCAGTAATTGTGTAATCGTATTCTGTGGATGCAGATCCAACATTTAAAGTTACACTTAAATTATATGGCGGGACTCTCAGAATTTGCATTTAGCGACCAAACTCCTTGGCTACTTCTTCTGGTGTAGCAAGACGAATATGGTTACGTGTCAACCATTGCTCTGATTGTTCTGGTGTGACAATATTATATCCACGATATACCTTGCCAACTCCGCTCCAACTTACATTCTTTGTAGAATGAATAGCAACTGTCTTGTTTGACTTCTTTGCGATAGTAGATGGTTGTTCAACCTTGCGCTCTACTTGTGTTACACCAATTACACCATTTGCAACCTGGCCTACAGCGCTAACTGTCCCAGATCCCCTGCTGAGATCGGCTGTTGTTATTGCTCCAGCGTCCTCAGACTCTTGTGCTGCTGAAATCTTATATTTTTCCCAAGCACTTGGTTCTTGTGCTGTCTCTTCTACCTTTGCTTCTGGCATAGGAGCCTCTACAACTGGTTCAGAAACAACTGGTGTTTCTACTGGTGCTTCATTATTTAAATTATTTTCTTCCATTATTTAACCTCCTATGTGAACTATTATAACAGAATACTAAAGATTAAGAGGGGGAGGAGATCTAGCCCCTGCCCCCTCTCAAAGGTTACTGATTACAGATTATGCATCTGAAGCAGCGTCTGCCCATGCAATAGCGTCTTCTTCTTCCCATTGAATACCGAAGCGAACGAATACAGTATATTCAATTGTATCCTTCTTCGCAACATATTCACGGTTTACGACGATATCACGCTGGAAGCCCCAAACACGGTTCTGAGGGAATGTCAAATCGACATATCCATCTGGATAGTAAGGAACTTCTTGGACATCGATACCTAGAACACGAGTTGTACGTGCTCCACCGAATGTCTGGCCAGCACCGTCTAAATAAGACTGGGTGTTAGCGTATGTGTTACCATTCTTGCCAAGTGCTTCAGCGATAGCATCCGACAAAGTACCGTTATTCTTAACGATACCCTGGAATACATCTGTACCTGCATAGAACTTAAGATTGTTCTTAAGTGCACGATACTTACGTGGCATAGCGAGAATGATATCCTGCATTACTGCAGGTGTCCATGCATCATTAGCAACAGTTACTGCTGCTTCATGAGAATCTCCATTATCCTTGTGCTTCTTGACAAAGCCAGGCATAATTGAAAGGAATGGTGCTGTTGAACCATCACCATTAATTGCTAGATCTTCAATATCGTTAGCAAATGCATTGGTCATCAAGCGAACAAGATGATCTTCTAATGCACCACCCTCGACATTGTCTTCTAGTGCTTCAGCAGAAACTTCCCAATCCAAACGGATTTTCTTTGTGGTAAGTTCTACCTTTGAGAACTGAGCACCAGTGTTGGTGTAGTCACCGACTGCTTGAGCAGCAGCACGAATAACACGCTCTCCAACATTGATCTTCTCTAGTTCCATGGTGTTTGCTCTCATCGTCACACGACGACCATCTTGGGCGAGAACGGTAGCATCCCAAACGTAGTCAATAAAACGACGTGCCTGTTCAGGGCGTAGGATTCCGCTTGCAGCATCACCCGAAGGATTAACGGCATTTGGACCAGTGGTAACACCAAAGTTAGCATTAGGGATGTTTCCAAGTGTATCTGCACCTGGATCTGTTACACCACCAACACCACCTGAAGCGAATGCACCTTGACCTTGATAAAGACCAGGGGCTGTTCCGCCTAGTTCGCCAGATTCTCCTGGCTGGTTTTTCTTAATCTCTTCCGACATATTGTCACCTCCTAAGTGATTACTTAATTAAATAAGTCGGCTGTTTTGAGGAAACGTCCGCCCCATAGGGATTTTTCAACCATTTCTGGTTGCTCCTGTACGATCTCGCCTAGATCGCCAGACTT